AGTTTTAAGGTATTCTTTAGAAGTTTTAAAGTGCTTCGACCAGATTTATATAAGGAAACATATAAATCTATGAAAGCAAAGGAATTACTTCTTGAATATGAAGATATCGAATATCCCGAGAATGTAATCTCTTACTCTCAACGTAAAGCATATAAGAAGAAACTTTTAAAACAGAAGAAATGAGAATTTATAGCAGTAGTTATGAGTTAATGTCTGAAATGGGCAGAGAACTCAACAGTTATGGTCAAACTGTAAAACCAAAGACTTACCAGAATAAGAATATTGAAGGTAATGAAGATTTTGTAACTAAAGAGATCATTTGCCAACAATATTGCTTAACTTCTTTGCAAGATCCAACGTGGTTATTCTTCTATTCAAGGTCTAGGGAATGGGCAGATGCTGAGTTCCAAGAAAGGATTAATACTTCTGAGGTAATTAACCCGGGCAAAGCTTGGGAATTAAGAAAAGACTTATGGGAACAGTTTTTGGTAGATGGTAAATTTGATTATACCTATAACGAAAGGATGGTAATTCTTCCCTATACCATACAATTACTAAGATCGGATTCTGATACTCGTAAAGCGGTATTACCTATATTTAATGGTAATGGTGAAGATGATACTCTTTATTATCATGGTAATAAACGTATACCCTGCTCTATGTACTATGATTTCCTTATCCGAGAGAATAGTAAGAGAGAGAAGGTATTACATATTTGCTATCACCAAAGAAGTTCGGACTTTGTTACTCACTTTGGTAATGATGTATACCTTGCATGGAGACTAATGGAATATGTAGCTAAAGAGGTTGGAGTAAAACCAGGTTATTTGTATCACACCATAGACTCATTACATACTTATCAAAAAGACTGGGATAAGTTAGCCAGTTCTCTAAGAGTATTTGAGGATACTATCATATAATACATGCTTTATTTCTATTTTGTTTTGATGTCATTTTCGCAAAATGATTTAAAGTAACTCATATCAGGTTTAAGGAAGTAGGTCTGGGAAGACCTACTTCCTTATTTTATTTAAAAAACTTCTAGTATGGAAACGAAATATAAGATTATAACCAATAAACAAGAGCTAAAGAAACTTATCCAATGCTGTAAGCAAACTGGTTATGCTTCTGTAGACTTTGAAACAAATGCCGAGCCAATATATAACAAATCTTTTAAACCCACTATATTATCAGTAACTTTTCAACCGGGTTTTGGATGTTCTATACCTTTAGACCATTTCGAAACAAAGAAGTATACTTCTAGTGGTTGGAATTGGAAAAAGATGCTTCGTAAATTTGGTGAAGAGATAATCGAAAATCCTGAAGTAGTTAAAGTTGCTTGGAACTACAAGTTTGATGACCAGATATTTCAAAAGTATAATATCTATTATCGAGGAGCATGTTTGGATGGTATGCTTGCTAAATATCTCTTGAATGAAGAAAAACCCAATGATTTGAAGTCCATGGTAAGAAGGTATTTACCAGAATATGGAGATTATGAAAAGCAAGATAAATTCGATAAGATTCCCTGGGATAAAAAAGAATTAGAACCACTTTGTCATTATGGATGTCAAGATACTGATTATACTCTCCGATTAATGCTTTTCTTTGAAAAGAAGCTAATTGACTTAGGATTATATAATACTTATCGTAATTTAATCATGACTGCTTCTAGGGTATTAACTTCTGTAGAAAAGAATGGTTTATATGTAGATAGGGCATTCAACCAAGAATTGTTAGATTCCTACTTACCAAAGATAGAAGCAGCTAAGGAAGCAATATATAATTTGCCTAAAGTAAAGAAGTTTACTAAACTATATAATCAATCCAAGATTGAAAAATACATTGCTAAATTAGAGGAAGAGATAGAAAATTTAGACCCTAGAGTAGATAAGAGAAAGATACAATCTAGGGAACAAAAGATTGCTAATATACGAGCAGGAGTTTTTACTACGAAAAAGGAATTAGAGTTAATTAGACCTGTAAGTTTAGGTAGTTCAGTAGATTTACCTCAATTAATGTATTCAGAGGAAGGATTTAATTTCGAGGTAATCAAAAAGAATGATTCTGGTAAACCAAGTACAGATGAAGAAACACTCACTAATTTAAGGTTAACAGTTAAAAAACCTGATTCACCTAAAGCAGTATTCCTAGATAGTTTATTAGAGTTGAGAGGTTTAGAGAAAATGTATAAAACCTATATTGAAGGTTGGCATGAGAAAACCCAAGATGATGATAGATTACATGGAAGATTCCTTATTCATGGAACTACATCGGGAAGATTATCTTCAGCAGAGCCCAATGCTCAGCAAATACCCAAGACATCAGTAGACCCAAATATAAAGAAGCAATTGGTTGCTCCAAAAGGAACTCTATATATTGCTAGTGACTTTAGTCAAGCAGAGTTAAGAATTATGGCTCACTTATCTGGAGATGAAACTTATCTGAATGCTTTTAACTCTGGTCAGGACCCTCACTTGGCAATTGCTGCTACCAAATATCATGTTCCTTATGAAGAAGCTTTAAAAATATATGAGGATGAAAATCACCCAGATCATAAGATATGGAAGGTAAGGAGAAAGCAAGCTAAACAGATTGCATTTGGACTTATTTATGGTATTGGTGCTAAATTACTAGCAGTAAAATTATCTGACCCCAAATCGGGTATCATAGTTACACCAGAAGAAGCCCAAAAGGAAATGGATATATTCTTTGGTCAACATCCCAAGTTAAAAACCTTCTTAAAGAAACAAGAGAAGTTCCTTAGAAAGAATGGGTACTTAGTTTCTTTATTTGGTAGAAAACGAAGATTACCCCAAATTTATTCTTCAGATAGAGGAGAAGAAGCTTATGCTTTACGATTAGCCTTGAATTTCCCTTGTCAATCTGCAGCATCAGATATGTGTTTATTTGGAAGTATATTAATATACTACCTTATGAGACAAGGAAAATTACCTCCTACAAAATCAGTATGCTTAGTCCATGATGCTAATTATCAAATCACTAAACCAGAAAACATAAACACATGGAGTATTTATGAGATGTGGCAAATTTATCGAAACCCATTAACTAAACCCTATTTTGGTTTTCAGATAGATGATGTTACTATGGACATGGATTTTGTCATAGGTAGATCTATGGCAGAAGAACTACCTTTTATTCCTGGATATGATTATAGGAAAATGCTTGAGCCAGATTTTTCAGTAGAAGAATATATGGAAGAACATAAGAAGTATAAACATATACCTATTTCAGAGTATAAGAAACGTTTTAACAAACAAATGAAACAATATGAAGAAAATTTTAAACGGACCCACGGTATGGAGAGCTAAATGCCCAGTATGTGATTGTGAATTTGAATATGATGTAAGTGAAACTATAAAGGTTTATGATAAAACTACTCTGGATGTTTTTAGGATAATATCATGCCCAGGTTGTAAAACCAATATAAAGCATTCAGATTCAGTATCTACCACTACAGAAACGAGAAGAGAGGATACTATGACAACATAACTAATTAAAATTTTAGATTATGGGAAATGACACATTAAAGAAAGAGGCTGACAAGGTAATCAATGTAACTTACATGTTATCTGGAGTATTAGAACAATCATTCCAAGAAATGGATGAAATTTTGGATAGATTACACAAAAGACTTCACCATGAAGACCGAAGGTTAATCAACTCTATCCGAAAACATATAAAATTTCTCAATTCAAACATAGAATCCCTCAGAACTCATTCACTTTCTAAGATGGATGAAGAAACAGTAGAATGCTTTGATGATACTACTCTTAGATTTTATGTAATCTTCATGAAATTACTTGAAGTTGCTGGTATAGATTACCTTTGCGATTTACGATTATACTCTCTGTATAATCTGTTAGACAAATATCAATCCCTTACTAGTTATCCCAAATTAGATTCTAGGGCTAAGATTGCTTTCCTACAAGTTAAGAGAGATATCGAAAATGGTCAGTATTCTGCAGAAGATATGAAAAACGTTTTTAAGTTGAAAGATGAAAACCGAGATAAATAAACTTAAGGTAGTATTTGAGGGTAGAACCTTAGAAATAGATATTCAAAAGGAATTATCTATCAATGAGAACTTATTAAATTCTCAACTAAAGGATTCTCCCTCTAGTTATTATATACTTGCTTCATTAAGAGACAAGTATATAAAACAAAGAGATGCTTTAGCAAGAGAAAAAGAGGAAGCATATTCTGCTGCATGGGTATTTATAAAAGATTCCAATGAGAGGTTCAATAATGATTACGTATCTCATAAAGCTAATATAAACCCCAAATATAAATCTATTTGCAAAAGGTATCTAAAGGCTGCAGCTAAAGCTAATAAATTTATAGCTATCTGTAAAGCTTATGAGAGTAGAGAAGGCATCTTAAGAACTCTTAATGCCAATATCCGTAAGTTACAGTAGGAACTATAAAAGATTACTAACTAAATTTTATAAATATGTATAATTTACAACTTATATCAACTCTAGTAGCTAAGAAGCTTGGTAATAGTATTCCAGGTTTACCCGTAGAAAATAAAATCTTGGTATATTCTCCCAAAGAGATTAATACCACTGCTTCTGGTATTATTATCCCAGATATGGTAAAGGAAGGAGTTCCTCGTAAGGGTGTTGTTATTAAATCTGGTGTAATTACAGAAGAATATCAAACTTACAAGGACCACGTGGAAATCGGTCGTATAATCGAATATGGATTGTATGCTGGTAAAGAACATC